GACGCTCTTCCGATCTCAATAATGGCACTGACTACATACACAGAGCTGAAGACATCCATTGGTGACTGGCTGAATCGGTCGGACCTGACCACTGCCATCCCAGACTTTATTTCTCTGGCCGAGGCTCAAATTGAAAGAACGCTGCGCACCAGGCAGATGATCGTCAGGGCCAATGCGTCTTTTGACGCGCAATATGGCGCTGTGCCAAGTGACTTTTTAGAGGTCAAATCTTTAAAGCTCACCAGCACCAACCCGCAAACCCCATTGTCGTTTTTGAGCATTGATGCGCTTGACAATGAGATGACCAAATACACGGCCAGTGGCAAACCAAAATTCTTTGGTGTGGTCGGTGGCCAATTCCGAATTGTCCCAACACCTGATGCAAATTACACGACCGAGCTGACCTATTACGCAAAGTTGACAAAGTTATCAACATCAGTGGCCAGCAACTGGCTTTTGTCTTCAAGCCCCGACATTTATCTGTATGGATCACTCTTGCAGGCTGCGCCATACTTGCAAGATGATGCGAGAATCCAGACATGGGCAACGCTGTATGAGCGAGCCTTGAACGATTTACAAACTGCCGATGATCGCGGCTCATCTTCTGGTGGTGCATTGCTCACCCGTGCAAAGACTTTTGGATAAGGACTGTATATGTCATCTTTTACCGACTACACCGAAAACCTAGTTTTAAATTGGGTGTTCACCACAAATTCTGCAACGCGCCCCACGGCTTGGTATGTTGGCCTTTTCACGGCTGCACCCAGTGACACGGGTGGCGGCACTGAAGTGTCTGGCAATGCTTATGCGCGAGTGGTGACTGGCACGATCTCCGGCTCTGGCACGGCCACAACATTCACCAATGCAGCGGCCATCGAGTTTGCAGCTGCCAGCGGTGGCAATTGGGGATCAATCGGCTGGGCTGGCATTTTTGATGCATCTACTAGCGGCAATCTATTGGCCTGGGCGCCACTGACCACAGCTCGCACCATCAATGATGGCGATGTGCTGCGCATTCCAGCTGCATCTTTGAGCATCACATTGGCCTGATATGGCAGCCTATGGATCGGGGAATTTTGGTGTTGGCCAATACTCTGATCCAAGGGTAGGCTACGGCTACGGCTCCTACGGCAAGGGCAACTACTCCAGAGGCACATTTGAGCCTCAAGTAATTATTTCAGACACAAGCACCATGGCGGTGGCTGGTGTTACTGTATCCAATACACAATTTGAGATTTATGACCAGTCCACCATGGCGGTGGCTGCCATCAGGTATGTGTCTGCTGCCATAGCAATCACATCCACCAGCACAATGTCTGTGCAGGCCAATGAGGTCTTTGACGGGGCAATGGCCATCACTGGCACAAGCACCATGGCCGTGGCGGCCAATAGGCTCACAACTGCATCAGCCACAATCAGCGACACCAGCACCATGGCCGTGGCAGGGGTGCGCTATGCGGTGGGCGCAGCCGCCATCAGCGACACAAGCACCATGGCGGTGGCTGGTCTAAGATACGCCATTGGCGCGGCCACTATCACAGACACATCAACCCTGACAGTGTCCACCACCATCATTGGCAATTCTGGCTTTGCTGTGACTGGCACAAGCGTCATGGTGGTAAATGCGCAGCGCAGGCAGCCTGGTGCAATTGCATTCACAGAAACATCATCCATGGCGGTCAATGCAAGACTAAAATGGGAAGCAGAAAGTGACACGGCAGAATCTTGGGGTGCGATCTCTGATAATTCAGAAACATGGACCCCAATCTCTGACCAGTCAGAAACATGGACTGCAATTAGTGATTCAAGTGAAACTTGGACTCCAATTGCTGATAATAGTGAATCTTGGCAAATTGCCGCATGAGGTGAAAAATGGCTGATACAACCACCACGAATCTATTGCTGACCAAACCAGAAGTCGGTGCATCCACCGACAGCTGGGGAACGAAGATCAATTCTGACCTAGATAGCATTGACGCATTGTTTGATGCAGGCCCAGTGCTAAAGGTCACAAAAGGTGGCACGGGTGGCGCTACTGCATCAGCAGCTAGGACAGCACTTGGCTTGGCCATTGGCACTGATGTGCTGGCCTATGACTCCAACTTGCAGAGCTTTGTCACGGCATTCACATTGCCCACAGCTGACAGCACGGCCAATTTTGTCTTGAAGACAAACGGCTCTGGCACTTTAGGTTTTGCAGCTCCAGCTGCTGGTGATGCTGTGCTTTCAGCAGATCAAACCTTTACAGGCACAAACACCTTTTCTGGCTCTAGCAGCAAAACTGCAATTGTCCTAAACGATGCAGCAGAGGTAGCAACAGTATCAGCAACTGCGGCTACAGGCACAATTAACTACGACATTACCACTCAGTCTGTTCTGTATTACACAAGCAACGCAAGTGCTAACTGGACTGTTAACTTTAGAGGCTCTAGCGGTACTTCATTGAATACTTTGATGAGTACAGGTCAATCAATGACTGTGGCTTTCTTAGTTACTCAAGGCTCTACTGCTTACTACAACTCTGCTGTACAAGTGGATGGCACTACATCTGGAGTGACTACACGTTGGTTAGGTGGTGCGCCTACTGCTGGAAATGCAAGTGGCATTGATAGTTATCGTTATTTATTGGTAAAAACGGGAAGTGCTACTTTTACTGTTCTTGCCTCAGTTACACAATTTAAGGCTTAATACTATGCCATTACAAGCTACGAGTGGGGCTGCAAGCTACGATGGATTCGGTGGCGGGGTTGCTGTTGAGCCAAATTATATAGAGTCGGTGTTTAGCACATACCTATATACAGGTACAGGCGCATCACAGACTATTACCAATGGCATTGACTTGTCAGGAAAAGGTGGACTTGTTTGGACTAAAAGAAGAAATAGTGCTTTATCGCATATTTTATTTGATACTGTTAGAGGCGCAGACAAGGCGTTATATTCAGATTTGACATCTGCTCAAGATGCTGGGTTTTCACCTGATTATTTTGGGCCATTTAATTCTACTGGATATGGACTTTCTTTAAATGCGACTCAAAACCAATTAAATCAAAGTGCTGGAACTTATGTTTCATGGACATTCCGCAAGCAACCAAAGTTCTTTGATGTTGTGACTTATAGCGGTAGTTCATCAACGCAAAATATTGCACATAATCTTGGTTCAGTCCCAGGTTGCATTATTGTGAAGCGCACTAGTGGTGTTGAAGATTGGTTTGTTTATCACACAAGTCTCGGTAATACACAGTATTTAAAACTTAATGGAACTGGTGCAGCAGCTAGTGGTTTTGCTGCTTGGAATAACACTTCTCCTACATCAACTCAATTTACTGTTTTGGGTGGAAGAACAGAAGTAAATGCTGCTGGTTCAGATTACGTAGCCTACCTATTCGCCCACAACGCAGGAGGCTTTGGCCTAACTGGTACAGACAATGTGATTTCGTGTGGGACGTTTACAACTGATGGCTCTGGGAAGTTTAGCGTTAATCTAGGATACGAACCCCAATGGATAATGATTAAACTAGTAAACGGAACTTCAAATTGGTCTGTATTTGATAACATGCGTGGTATGCCTGTTGGTTCACCCACTACTCGGTTGTTACCAAATCTTTCAGATGCAGAATCTAGTGCTTTTTCATTTGTTGACATAAATGCCACAGGATTTGCGGCTGGAACTGGTAGCGGCAATCCTTATACAGAGGGTCAAACTTGGATTTACATAGCCATTCGTAGAGGCCCGATGAAAGTGCCTACGAGTGGGACTAGTGTGTTTGCAGTTAGTACGGCATCTGGAGAACCTGCTTATTCACCGCTGTTTACGGCTGGTTTTTCGGACATGACTTTGCACAGCCCAAGAGTATCTGAATCTGGCAATGGCCATTTAATTACGGACAGATTAAGAGGCAATGGGGTTATTCTTGAAACACCATACACCAATGCCGAAAATACAATTTCCACATATTTTAAATATGATTCAAATGATGGTGCATACATTCCAAATATTGGCTATTTTAATAATACTGGTGGTACTTCAAAACCTTATGCGTTACGTGCTTTCAGACGTGCGCCTAGCTTCTTTGATGAGGTTTGCTATACAGGGACGGGTTCTCAGCAAAATATTACGCACAACTTAGGTGTTGCTCCTGAACTTATATTTGTAAAAAGCCGAAGTGCCGCTAATGGCGGTCTTGTCTATAACAAAACAATTACTGCATCTAAATACCTTAAGTTATTTTTTACTAGCGAAGGGGATAGAGCAGTATCAAACGATACAGGTGGCTTTGCGGGTGTAGAGCCAACAAGTTCTGTGTTTACTGTTGGCACATATAACAATGTAAATGGTAGTGGCTCAACCTACGTTGCCTACCTGTTTGCAAGCTGTGCTGCTGTAAGCAAAGTGTTCAACTACACAGGTAATGGCTCTAGCCAAACAATCAACTGTGGGTTTACTGGCGGGGCAAGGCTTGTTCTAATCAAGCGTACAGATGCTATAGGTGACTGGTATGTTTGGGATTCTGCTAGAGGTATCGTGTCAGGAAATGACCCACACCTTAGCCTTAACACAACAGACGCTGAAGTAACCACAGATGACACCATTGACACAGACTCAACTGGTTTTGTGGTCAACCAAGTTTCAGCTACTAATGTGAATGTGTCTTCTGCAACCTACATTGGAATCGCAATAGCGTAAGGAAAAATCATGCAAATACGAACACAAACAGGACAAGTAATGTACGAAAGTGAATTTCGTGCATACACAAAAGCCAATGGTGGCCCATCATGGGATACAACAACAACTGAAGTCTTGGAAAGCTTGGGTGCTGATGTAGTCTTTGAAGGCCCACAAGCAACTGGTGGAACTGTTTATCAATACTCTCAAGCCTCTGGTGTTGAGCAAGTTGATGGTAAGTGGTACACAAAGTACATCCTTGGCCCTGTCTTCATTGACCAAGTGGTAGATGGTGTGACTACTACTGCTGCTGAACAAGAAGTGGCTTACAAGGCTTCTAAGGATGCTGAACAGGCTAAATCTGTGCGCACAACACGCGACACCAAGCTGGCCGAATCTGACTGGCGTGTCATTAAGGCTGCTGAGACTGCAACCACATTGGATGCAGCCTGGGCGACTTATCGCCAAGCGCTGCGAGATGTGACTGCCCAGTCTGGCTTCCCTTGGACCATCACATGGCCTGATGCGCCTTAATGAATCATGGATGCCGATGTTGACAAAAGACTTGCCGTGCATGAAGCGATCTGTTTAGAGAGATATAACAACATTGACAAGTCATTGCGTGATGGCGACAGGCGCATGACCAAGATTGAATATCTTCTCTATGCGGTGATCGTGGCCGTGTTGTTTGGACCAGGCGTAGCTGCCGAATTCGTCAAAAAGATTTTCGGGCTATGAAAGACTGGGCCGTGGCACTCATTGCTGCGGCCTTAATGACGGCCACCATTATTTGGTGCTTTACTGTCATCATTTTGTTTTGGCCATGATCTATGCTCTGGTCCTATTAGCAGCCACTGCCGAATATCGATGCACCAGGTGGGCTTGGACTGGTGATGTCTACAATCGGAAGGTTGTTTGCCTTGAATGGAAAAAGGTAGAAAAGAAATGATTCCCATCGATCCCATGACCGCTTTAGCGGGTATTCAATCAGCCATCAGCATGGTCAAGAAGGCCAGTGCTGTGGCCAATGATTTAGGCTCACTTGCCCCAATGATTGGCAAGATGTTTGACGCAAAGAGTGTGGCCACCAAGGCCATGCTTCAAGCCAAACAGTCTGGCAAAGGCTCAAACATGGGAACGGCCTTGCAGATCGAGATGGCCTTGGAGCAGGCCAGAGCATTTGAGGAAGAGCTAAAAATGCTTTTCATGCAGACTGGCAAGATCGATGTCTGGAACAAGATTAAAGCCCGTCAAGCAGAGATGGACTTGGCCGATGCCAAAGAATTGAGTGCTTTAAAGAAGGCAGAAAAAGAGGCCAAGGAAAAAGAGCAAGAGATGAATGAGCTGGCCATGATCATTGGCGGTGTGGCTTTTGTCTTGTTTCTGGTGTTCATTGGAGTCAATGAATTGATGACCTTTTGTGAAACCACTAGAAGGTGCGGTCGGTGAATGAGTATCAAAAGACCTTTGATATGTGCCTCAAGATATTTGTTTACGGGTGCGTGGCGCTCTATTTCTTAGGCTTTTTAAAGTTTCTGCCTGATGACTTATCTGACAGAATTGTCAATTTACTGCTGGGTAGGATAGGATTAGGCAAATGAGATATCTACTGCTTCTGTTACTGCTGACTGGCTGCGAAGATCGCTACAGGTACAAGTGCCAGAATCCTGACCATTTCCACGCACCAGAGTGTCAAAAGCCAAAGTGCCTATTCACCCAGCAGTGTCCAGAATACCTAGTCGCACCCATCTTGGAGAAAAAAGTTGATGAAGTTAAACCTAACAACTGAAGAGATCGAGGTCAGGGTCTGGGGTTTTGTGGTCATTGCGGTCACTTGCATTCTTTGCTTCATTGTGGTGGCGCTTTTGTACTCTGTGACTTTTGTCACTCAGCCCATCAAGTCCATGGCCCCGATTGACCAGGCTTACACCAAGATGCTGAACGACATTGTTTTGCTCATTGTTGGCGGGATTGGTGCGGTGATGGGCAAAAAGGCTGTGGGGTCTGCCGCCAAGGTTTTTGGTGGCCAGCAATCCATGCAGCCCATTGGCCAGTGCATGGGGCAGCCAATGGGTGGCTATGGCCAGTATGGCTACAGCAACAATCACGGGTTCAATGCCACCACCAACGGCATCCCAAGCCAGCCATTTGGCGCTATGCCCAAGTGGACCAACCCAGAGCTTGATGAGAGCTGGACACCTGGTCCACCACCAGACACGCCACCGGACCATCTTGAAGATGACCATGAGCGCGTACAGTTGGCTGCGGCTAGACAGGAGTCAGAATAATGCTACCAATACCCTTACCCTGGCTCATTGTTGGTGTCTTGGTCTCATTATTTGGCTCATACCGAGTGGGCCACCACTACGGATGGCTAGAGCGCGACAACGACATGAAGATTGCCATTGCCCAAAAGAATGATGAAGCCAGAGCCAAAGAAAAAGAGCTTGGCGAGAAACTGCAAGATCAGGAAACGAAACTCAGAAAGGCCCAAGATGATGTCAAGAAAAAGCAGTCTGCTATGCATGAGCTTGCTAGGACTGGCCGGCTGCGGCTCCCAGCCCCAAGTTGTCCACAAGTCAGTCCAAGTGCCACCACTGCCGCTGGAGATACACAACCCAGCCAGTCCGATGCAAGCGAATCTGAGCGACAGACTATTGCAGCTCTTATCGACATCGCAGCCGAAGGAGACAAAGCCATCACCAAGCTCAACGCCTGCGCCAGTGCCTACGAAGAAGTAAGGAGACTTGTCAATGGTCAATAGTGAACAGCTGGCCAAACTGCACATTGGCCCAGAGTGGGTCGATGCGCTTAATGAGACTTTCCAGCGCTTTGACATTTCAACGCCACTGAGACAAGCGGCCTTTATTGGCCAGTGTGGCCATGAGTGCGGAAACTTCAAGGTACTGCAAGAAAATCTCAATTACAGGGCAGAGGCTTTGCAAAAGCTCTGGCCCAAGCGCTTTGACGCGGCCAAGGCCCAAGCCTGCGCCAGAAATCCAAAGCTGATTGCCACAGTCGTTTACTCAAATCGGATGGGCAACCGAGATGAGGCAAGTGGGGATGCCTGGCGGTTTATTGGCCGAGGCTGCATCCAGCTGACTGGATCGAGCAATTATTTTCATGCTGGCCAAGCGCTTGGCGTGGACCTGATCATGCAGCCAGAGCTGGTGGCCACGCCCCAGTATGCTGCACTGACTGCCGGATGGTTTTGGAACACCCACAAGCTCAACCAGTATGCGGATAGTCAAGACTACCGGACCATGACCAAAAAGATCAATGGCGGGTTCATAGGGCTTGACGATAGGATCAAACACATCAACCATGCACTGTCTGTCCTGACATAATTAGCCATGTCTAGCCAAACACAACAACTTGAGAATCCTGCACCACCGACCCTTGGTTATCCGACCGAGGTGTATGAGCGCAGGCATTTCAATGAGAACAATGGCTCGCTGACCATTTACTTCAAAAAGCTGGCCAGTGTGCTGGGGTCTCTGTTTGGACCAAGGGGTGGTCGGTTTATGAATAACCCCTATGGGGCATTTCAAGACTCAACCGACCAGACGGCTGCCAGCACCACAGCGGCTTATGCGGTCACACTCAACACGACAGACTTTTCCAATGGTGTGACTTTGGCCAGTGGATCAAGATTGACTGTGGTCGATGCTGGAATCTGGAACTGTCAGTTTTCCATTCAAGTTAAAAACACGACCAATGACACGCAAGACATTGAAATCTGGTTTAGAAAAAATGGCACAAACATTGACAACTCAAACAGTAGATTTAATCTTTCCCCCAGAAAATCATCAGGTGATCCAAGTCACACCATTGCAGCATTGAATTTCTTTGCAAGCATGAATGCCAACGACTATCTTGAGATAATGTGGCGGGTGAGCGATGTTGGTGTCTCCATTGAGCATTACGCTGCTGGAACAAGCCCCACACGGCCAGCCACTCCATCGGCCATTGTCACAATGAGCTTTGTGTCCAACATTACATAATTGTCATCATGTACATACCACTCAAATTACCCCCAGGCATTTACAGAAACGGCACTGAGTACCAAGCAGCTGGCCGATGGTATGACGCAAACCTAGTGCGCTGGTATGAGAATACTTTGCGACCTATCAATGGATGGCGCACAAGGTCAAGTGCGCAGATGACAGGCTCGTGCCGAGGCATCATCACTTGGCGCGACAACAGTGGCAACCGATACATTGGCGCTGGCACACACTCCAAGCTCTATGCCATGAATGAGACGGGGACACTCAAAGACATTACGCCAACGGGCTTCACAAGTGGCTATGCAAGCTCCACAACCCTGACAGGCTATGGCTACAGCACCTATGGCACATTTGCCTATGGCGTGGCACGGCCAGACACCGGCACACCCATTCCAGCCACTACTTGGTCACTCGACACATGGGGCGAGTATTTGATTGCCTGCTCCAGTACAGATGGCAAGCTCTATGAGTGGCAATTGGGGTTTGCAACACCTACACTGGCCGCGGCCATTACCAATGCACCAGTCAACAACAAGGCGGTTTTGGTCACCCAAGAGCGCATTATCTTTGCCCTTGGCGCTGGTGGAAACCCACGCAAGGTCCAGTGGTGCGACCAAGAAGATAATACCCAGTGGACACCAGCAGGCGACAACTTGGCAGGCGACTATGACTTGGCAAGCCCTGGCACATTGATCGCTGGCAAGCGGGTCAAGGGTGTCAATCTACTGTTCACAGATGTGGATGTCCACACGGCCCAGTATGTTGGCGCTCCATTTGTCTATGGCTTTGAGAAGGCAGGTTCCGGCTGCGGTCTCATTTCGGCCCAAGCCGTGGCGGCCATTGACACTGCTGCCATTTGGATGAGTAGAGCAGGCTTTTGGATTTATGACGGCTATGTCAAGCCACTGCCAAGCGATGTGTCAGATTACATCTTTGACAATATCAACTATGCGCAGGCATCCAAGATATATGCGGTCCATGTCAGTAAGTTTGGCGAAATCTGGTGGTATTACCCAAGTGCAGCCAGCAATGAGAATGACAGCTATGTCACTTTCAACTACCGCGAAAACCACTGGAACATTGGCACATTGGCTCGAACTGCTGGGGTTGATGCGGGTGTGTTTACTTATCCTTTGATGGTCTCAAGTGATGGCTACATCTACGAGCATGAGGTCGGTTTTAACTATGACAGCGCCAGCGTCTATGCTGAGTCTGGTCCAGTCCAATTGGGCAATGGCGACAACATAATGAACGTGCGCCAAGTTGTTCCAGACGAGCAGACTTTAGGTGAGGCGGTGGTGTCGTTTAAGACCAGAAACTACCCGACAAGCACACAATCCACATTTGGACCATACACGGCAGCCAATCCGACTTCAGTCAGGTTCTCAGGGCGCCAAGTCAACATGAGGGTGACTGGCAACACTTTGGCTGATTGGCGGGTTGGGGTGATGAGGCTGGAGGCGGTGGCTGGCGGCAAGCGATGAGTGACCAAGAACAACTGGAGAGGTTGCGCCACCATGTGGAGGCTGCTTTAGAATACTCTGGAGGCACACATAATTTTGACGATGTCGCTGAGATGGTTGAGGATCACAGATTACAGTTGTGGCCAGCCAAGGACTCGGTGGTGTTAACTGAGATCATTGTCTACCCACGACTGAAGTGTTTGCATTACTTCTTGGCTGGTGGCGACCTAGATGAACTCTCAAGGATGAGACCATTGATCGAGTCCTGGGGCAAATCAGTTGGTTGCACCAGGGTGACTTTGGCAGGCCGAAGAGGCTGGTCAAAGACATTTTTGAAAGACGAAGGTTACAGTCCACAATGGTCTGTAATGGCAAAGGAACTTTAGGGGATAAATATGGCATCAGAAGCACTCAATTGGGCATTGGCCAACGGCATGACGCAGGCCGAATTTGACCGAAACATTTTCAATGCTGTGCTTGAAGCGCAGAAGCCTGGCTCTGGCGTAACAGATTCCATGCTCCGGTCTGAGATGGATCGACTTGGCATCTCTCCAGCAGATGTGGCCCGTGCCACTGGCGTGACCACTCAGAGCGTTGAATCTAGATACGCCACTGCCATCCCCAAGACTGAGGCCGAGCTGATTGCTGATGCAGCTGCTGAAGCAGAACTTGCAGCGCGTACAGCACGCGACACAACAGCCAGCCAGTCTTTGATTGATGCCCGAAACTTGGCGGCTCAGACTTCTGCTGGCAATTTGAGTGCGGCTCAATTGGCGGCTGCCAATGCGGCCCAATTAGATTTGGTGCGCAGACAAAACGAAGCGGCTTTGGCTTTGCAACAACGAAATGCAACGGCAGCAGCTGCTGAAGCGGCCCGTTTGGCTGCATTGCGAGCAGGCACAACGATAGGCACAACGCCAGTAACAACGCCTGGCTTGCTTGGCCCAACTGGTGCAACCAGTGTGACTGGCACGACACCATTTGCCAATGCCACCCAAGGCTTTGCGCAGAATTTTGCCAATTACCAGTCAATCCCAATTGGCGCTCAATACAACCCCAATGTGGTCGGTGGCGCTGGCTCTCCATACTCCCAAGTCATGGGCCAGATGCGCCCAGTTGGCAATCCATACGCTGGCGTGGTGGCAGGCCAAGCAATGGGTGGCTATAACCCTGGTCTTTATGACCAGATCGCTGCGGCCAATTTGGCAAATACAGCGGCAACTCAAGAGGCAGACAGACTGGCAGCGGCAACTCAATTGGATTCAAGCAGCACTGGTGGCATGGCCAAAGGTGGCTATGTCCATGGCGGCCTGATGTTTGGGGCAAACCCTCCTGGTCCAGATGATGGCGCTGTCAATCTTGACATGGGCGAGTATGTGATCAAAAAGTCTTCAGTCGATAAGTATGGCCGTGGACTTTTGGACATGATCAACGAGGGCAAAGTGCCTGCCAAGAAAATGAAATCTTTACTGGGATAAGGTGGCAATATGTCTAAAGGTGGAACAACTACATCAACAAGCTCCATTGATCCACAGATCAAAGAAGCATTTTTGGCCAACTTTCAGCAGGCCCAAGGGGTCGCTGGTGCATTGCCAGTCCAGCAATTTGCTGGCTATAACCCAATGTATCAAGCAGGCGAGGAGGCTCTGGTCAACACGGGCCTCGCTGGCCCAGGCATTACTGGTACAGACTTGGCCGCCCAGATGGCCGCTTATGGCGGGATTTATCAGCCTGGTCAGATCACAGCGCAGCAGACTAATTTGAGCATGGGGCAAGGCCCAGGCTCAATTGGTAGCTACATGAATCCTTACACAAGCATGGTGCGTGAAAACGCATTGGCTGATCTGGAATCTGCAAGACGCGCTGCCATTCAGCAAACTGGTGAACGTGCCACACAAGCCCGTGCATTTGGTGGATCACGCCAAGGTGTGGCCGAGGCTTTGACTAACCAAGGGTTTGCCAAGCAGGCTGCCACACTTGGGACAACATTAAACGAACAAGCATTCAACCAAGCAATGGCCATGCAGCAGGCTGACATTGCGCGCAGATCAGCAGCCGACATTGCCAATCAGCAAGCAGGCTTGCAAGGTGCGCAATTGAGGCTAGGCGGTGCAAGCCAGCTAGGCAATTTGGCTGCACAGCAACAAGCATTGCGTCTTGGTGGCGCTCAAGCTGTCATGGGCGCTGGTGGTGCGCGTCAGGCTCTGGACCAGCAGCAGATGGATGCCATCCGCAACATTGGCCTCCAGCGTCTGGGCGTGGTTCAGTCTTCACTTGGCGCGCAGCCTGCTAATCTTGGTATGCAGTCTACGACTCCCCAATATTCAAACCCAGCAGCGGGTGCTTTAGGTGGCGCATTGGCTGGCGGCCAATTGTTTGGACCAATGGGTGCTGTGGCCGGTGGTGTTCTTGGCCTTTTAGGTGGCAGATAAGGAAAACAAAATGGCTGATTTTGATTTTGCAAGTTTAGGAAATTTATTTGGTAGTGGCGGGTTTGGTGGTACTCCATCAGGACTTGATGCATTGTTGACAGAAGATCAGCGCAAGCTCTTGGGCCGTAATGCGACACTGTCAGCAGCTGCTGCATTGCTCCAAGCCAGTGGCCGAAGCCCACAACGCATTGGTCTTGGCCAAGCGCTTGGATCAGCTTTGCAGGCTGGCCAGCAAGGTTATCAGCAAGCTAGAGCTGGCTCTTTTCAAGATTTGCTTTTGGGTGAAAAACTGAAAGAAGCAAAACGCGCTCAAGATTTGCAAGGTAAAGTCGCAGGGATTTTGACAGGTCCAGCACCAACTCCATTGAGTCCAGAGATGCAGGCTTTAGCCGTGCCTGGTATGCAAGTAGGCCCAACCATGGCCCGTGCTGAACTGGCTGCAAACATTCAGCCACCAAGCGCCAACGAACTTAAAGCTAGTCAGTATCAGCAGATTGCTGATGTTTATGCAGCTCAAGGTAAATCTGAAGATGCCAAGAGATTTCAAGAGATGTCCGAAAAACTCAACCCAAGGGCTGAGATAACTGGTCAACCATTTGAGGTGACTGACGCTAAAGGCAATCCAATCTTGGTCCAGCAATACAAAGATGGCAGCGTTAAGACCATGCAAGGATATGGCCCAAAACGCGATGTCGTTTTGCAAGCCACTGGCGGCCAAACCATTGCCATCGACAAGTCAAAATTAAAAGGTGGAGAAACATTTGTCCAGACAATGACCCCAGGGGAAATTGCCAATTTGAAAGTGTCTCAAGGCAATTTGGCCGTGGCTCAAGGTGGCTTGAACTTGCGTCAAAGAGAATTTGATCGTAATGCTTTCGATGTTAAAGAAGGACCTGACGGGTTTTATTATGTTCCCAAGGCTCCAGGTGGCGCTGCCGTGCCAGTCATGGGCGCTGCTGGCCAGCAATTGATGCCAGGCAAAGAAGCGCCAGCAACATTCTCAGAAGCCACTAGAAAGCTCAACAACTTGAAAGGCAACATCTCCGCATACAAAACAGAGATTGAGGCTGACAAAGTTGTTTTTCCATCAGAAGTTCCATTGCCATTTGGTGCAAGGATTCCATTGCCTACTGGCTCAGATACTGCAAGACTGCGCGGAAAATACCAGTCGCTGCTAATGGGTGTCAAAGACTTATACGAGCTTGGCGCATTGACTGGTCCAGATATGGGCATCATCAGTGAGCAGCTGACAAACCCCGCATCATTCTCCGGTATGTTTACTTCACGCAATGCGATGAAAGAGCAGATCAAAGTGCTTGAAGATATGGCTGTACGGGCTGAAGAAAATCTTTCATCAACTTACAAACGTAAATTGCCAGCAGCATCAACGGCTGGAACTACGGGTGAGCTAGTATGGGACCCAGTTAAGAAAACATACGTTAATCAGTAAGGTGAAGCTATGACGCAATATGTAAATGTGATTGGTGTTGGGCGTGTTGGCTTTCCTGATGACATGACCAAAGAAGAGATTGCCGAGGTGCTTAGAACAATGCCGCCTCCGGCTGCTGCACCAGCAATGCCACCAGACACATTGGGCCGGCAAATCGGCATGGCCACTAGGCCCATGGCCCAAGCGGCATTGACAGGCGGTGGTTTGATGCCCATGGTGGTTGACCCCATGGTCAACTTCTTTAACTTAGCTGCTGGAACAAACATTCCAACGCAAAGCCAGGCAGTTGAAAAGACACTAACAGGCATGGGTTTCCCAGAGGCCAGAACGCCACAAGAGCGCGTCATCCAAGATGTGGCCTCTGCCGGTTATGGCACAAGCGGCCTTGCCCGTGCAGCTGGTGAAGTCGCGCCAAGATTGCCTGGCATGGCCAGAGACTTGGCCCAATTCTTTGCGCAAAGTCCCAAGGCCCAAACAGCGGCTGCATTAACAGCATCTACTGCCGGTGGAATGTTGCGCGAAGGTGGCGCGCCCCCAGCTCTTCAAGTTGGCGGTGCAATGTTGGCCGGCATGGTTGCCCCTGGTGGACCAAAGCTATCACCTACACAAAGAATCCTAGAAGCCCCTGGTGCAATGGTTAAGCCATTTACGCAAACAGGCCGAGAGGTCATTGTTGGCAATGTCTTAAACCGACTGGCCACAAACCCAGAGCAAGCAGCACTTAATTTGCAGCAGGCCCAGCCACTTGTGCCAGGTGTTAGGGTTACCACCGCAGCCGGTGCGCGTGATCCTGGTCTAGCCGCGGCTGAGACTGCGATCAGAGCATTGGACCAGTCTGGCGCGTTTGGCAATGTGCTGTCTTCAAATCAGCAGGCTTTGCTTGAGTCATTTAGAAGGCTTGGTGGCCGTGGTGGCGATGTGACCACCCCTGGCTCTATTCCCTACGCTGAAGCCAAAAGAACAGCTATTACAAAGCCAATGCGTGAAGAGGCATTTGCTGGCGTGACAGTTGAGCCTGAGACATTTCAGCGCGGCATCAACTTGGTGATCAACAAGGCCATTGACAATGTGATGGCCAGCCCTGTCGGTGTGCGTCAAGATGTTGAAGTGGCCATGAAGTTTGCAGCAGATCGTATCAAACGCGCCAAAACGCCAGAAGAGCTGTACGAGGTACGCAAAGACTTGGCTGGTGCAGCTCAAGGTAAATACAACCAAGAAAATCCGAGCTTGCGTCTGGCCAAGGGCCAGCTCAATGAGGTGATCCGGTCTGTGGATGATGTGATTGAAGCGGCAGCGCCTGGCTTTAAAAAATACATGAGCCAATATGAAAAGTCATCAAGCGCCATTGACCAGATGCGCATCATGCAGGGCATTGAGGCCAAGGTTACAACTGGCCAGCCAAACATCATTACACAAGAGCCTGTCTTGGCCGCGGCTGCGCTGCGCAGAGAGCTGGCCACTAAGGCTGATGAGATTGGCGCTCAATTGTCACCGGCTGCGCAGCGCAGGCTGGACAACATTATTGATGAGATCAATCGTGGTCAGGCTGCAACTGCACCAGGCGTGAGAGCGCCAGGCTCAAACACATTCCAGAACATGAGCATGGGCAATCTGATTGGCCGTGTGTTTAGCGAGTCCATGGCTGACAACACCACACTGCGCACAATGACAAGGCCATTGGACTTTCTCTATAAATTGCCTGATCAGCAGATTCAGCAATTGCTTGTTGAAGCAATGCTTGACCCCAAGTTGGCTGCAATGATGATGGGCAAAGCCAACATAATGAAGGTTGAGCCATTGGCCAAGTCACTGCGCAAAAAAGCGGAGCAACTTGGATTTGGCGCTGCTATTGGCGCACAGGAGTAATCATGGCAGGCTTATTAGATGATGTTTTGCAATATATGCAAGACCCTAGACGCACTCAGCAATTGCAGGGTACGGGTAGGGCAATCCAACAAGGTCTGTTAAGTATTGAAGAGAAAGACAAAAAGTTTCAAGACCTTTATGACAAGGCATTTGGCGATCCAAAAAATATAGCCAAGGTCACAAACAAAAAGGCTTTGTCTGAACTGACCGAGATGGCCATGGCTGGCCCATTGTCATTTGCCCCAGTCGGGATGACCAAAGGCATCACTAAAAAAGATGCAACTGTCATGCGGCCACAGCGCCTGGCTTATCCTGAGATTTATAAAAATCCCAAAGAGCTTGTTGCTGAAGCTGCAAAGCGAGTGGCCCCAGAAGACCCAATAATGAAGCAGCTTTTTGGTGTGACCAGAGATGATCTGTGGCAAATGTCACAGCAAGGCCAGCGCCAAGGCAACATCACAAACAGACCATTTAAAGCAGCTGCTGGCGCTAAAGGTGCAGCCCATGCAGGCGAAGTTACAAATCCGCGCAATACTCAGCGCCTGCAAAACATCATTGGCGAAGCAGAGCAATATCCAGAACTGTACAAAGGCATGGGAGCCTGGTACACCATGGACCCATTGTTTAAGCGTTTTGAACAAATCTATGGTCCACAGCAAGCAATTGCTGAGTACAACAAATTTAACGCATTGACCGGCATGGCCTCACCAGGCAGTGAGGTGCTGACAGAATTTAACCGCGGCACTGCCGCCAACTGGTTGGCTAATCAAGGTCGATTTAGTGATTTCCAAAAGTTTGGTGGCTTGGCTGAATTTAGAAGGGGTAAAGATTTCCCACAAGATATGCGCGCCATCATCGGCCACCCATATCACAGCACGGCCCACAGTGGCCCAATGTCAAAGTATGTAGAGTCTGGCGCTCTTGATATGGGATCGGCCAAAGTGCCAAGCTATATCCATGCGTCTGGAGTGCCACAAACAGGATTCCAAACCCAGTGGCCAGTTGGCGATGCGCACTGGTCGCGTTTAGTTGGCCTGCCTGATGTGCGTGGCGCTACGACCAAAAAAGGTGTGCCATCAGTGCCAAATGCAAGCGCCAGCGTTCCAGAAATGACAGCGCTTGGACCATGGTGGAAGAATGAAGTGGCTGGGCCAATGAATCTTGAGGCAGTGCCTGCACAAGCTATTGTGTGGGGCGCTGGCTCTGGTGCAACTGGTGTGACATCACCAATTGGCGCGTCTAAGTTGGAATTGCTATCTCAGCAAATTGACAAGGCTGCCAAGCGAATGAATGTAACCCCAGAGACTGCGCGAGACATGATCATTCGTGGCCAAGCCCATGCCGGCTTTGTAGACCCTAAACTGGCAGCTGCTCTGGCTGCTGCAAGTGGTGGTGGTCTGCTTGCTTATGATTCATTCTTTGGTGAATGATTTCATCAATGGCCCAGGATAGAGCTTCAACTGCTGTTGGAGCTTGTCCGGTCTCCGCTTCAATGTTTTGAGCCTGCTCAAGCAAGCGCTTTAGTATTTCAATTTCCATTATCAACCCCCAAAAAACGCGGCCACAAGTGGGTCGCGTTTCACAACCCGTCTCTTCTGCCTGCGTCTGGCAGCGTCAAAGTCTTTGTCGTCGGCTGACATTTTCTCTCTGTATTTCCTGATTCGGTCTGAGCCTGGCACTGGCCCAGGCGCTTCAGCGTCAATGCCATCACCCCATGACCACAGAGGCCGCCACTGACCATTGGCGCTCACCCTGGTATATCCACTGATATATACCAATTCATGGCGGTGCAAATCAAACAGAATCCTCGCAGCACTGCGCCTGGCACAAAAGCACAACTTGGCTAGATCAAGGTCTGACAGATTGCCTTTCTTTTGGAGCGCTGCCTCAATGGCAGGGCTTACACGGGGTTTTAAGCCTCTGGCCATGTGCTGGTCTCCATTCTGGCTTTTAAGCGCTCCAGCATTGTTTTGACAACGAATGCACGGGTTTTGACTTCATTAGGGATTGCATGGCCAAAGACTTCTGGGTGTAGTAAGTCATTGACCAGGTCAAGGCAGGCATCTATGGCGGGTGGCAAGTCATTGGTCATTTAATGTTTTCCATGCTTTTTCTGCAACTACTGGAACTTGTCCATTTCCAATGGCTTTAAGTCGGTCCATCCTATTGGCCATCCCATCATCCATTCTGAGAAATTCGGTGGCAAGGCTTTTCCAGTCATCAAGCGAAACGCATCGCTCAGCTTTGCTCCAAATTCTGTCCCACTGGTCAGGCTGGTCCGAATGAATCTTCTGTTTCGGTGTTCGATCCCATTTACCTTTCCAGTCATCCAGTCGGATGCTGTTGGCGTAGGCAACCAACCAAATTCTGTCCCTACGATGCGCTGCACCAGTGAGGTCTGCGCCCAACACTCCCCATTTCGCATCAAACCCCATTTGGGCCAAGTCCCCGAGAACAACTCCAAGTCCCCGAGAAGTGAGCATTGGACTGTTTTCCACGAACACGAATTTTGGTCGTACTTCGCTAATGATTCTGGCCATGTGCTTCCACATTGAACTTCTTGCACCAGTAATTCCTCCCCCCCCCCCCCGCTGCGGAGATGTCTTGGCATGGAAAGCCGCCAGATACGACATCAACAATGCCTCGCCATGGGTGGCCGTCAAAGGTTTGTACGTCATCCCAAATCGGGAAAGTTTCGAGAATGCCGTCATTTTGTCTGGCGCACAATACGCTTGCTGGGTATGGCTCCCATTCAACTGCGCAGACTGTTCGCCATCCAAGGAGCTTACCTCCAAGTATTCCTCCACCAGCGCCTGCGAAAAGAGCCAGCTCATTCATCACCATCCTTATATTTAGCCAAGGCTGACACCTCAATGTGGTCCACCAAGCCCTGCAAGATCATGTGCGCAATGTCCACATCAGTGCCAGCGATGTATGCGTTATTGAGGGTCATTGATTCATCAAGGTCTGGCTCATAAGGTGAGCCATGGGAGTCGGTCGAGCCTTTCTCTTCTGGGCTGTATTCCAGAAAGCATATAAGGTCCACATCCTCCACAGTGCAGTCGAACTGGAACAAGCCTCTGGGGCAGTTAGGTGTTTTGCTCATGCTCAACCCCTCCAAGCCAACATCACGCCAATGCCACCAAAAATAATGATGGCCAAGGTCCATTCGATCAGGGTGGTAATGATTTTCTGTTTCATCGGTTTCTTTCGTTAAGTAATAGGAGTAACGAATTTTGACAGAATTGATTTATCTTGCAAGAATTATTTTTATGTGTTGTTTTTATACATAAAGCGCAATTAGAATGCGGTCATGCAATCAATTCACGATATCAAGGCAAAGGCCAAGGCTCACAAGATAACCATGTCTGCGGTGTGCGATGAGGCTGGCATCCAGCAGTCCCAGGTGAGCCGGTGGCTGTCTGGGACTGTGGAGCCATTGTGGACATCAGT